AACCAAGCTAATGAAACTTGATGTAGTAAGAACCCAGTTCGGAAAAGACGCTACCAATGGAATGCTCTTTATTGACGGTGTATTTGAATGTTTTACTCTCGAAGATGAAGTTAGAGATGTTAAAGTCCATTCTGAAACCGCAATACCTTTAGGCGAATATGAAATAAAATTAAGAACTGAGGGTGGATTTCATAGTAAATATACTGCTAGATATGGTGCAATGCACAAAGGTATGTTATGGCTTCAAGATGTTCCTAACTTTAAGTGGATTTTAATTCATACGGGGAATCAAGATTCCCATACTGCTGGTTGTCTGCTAATTGGAGAGACTCAACAAGACTTAGACAAAGGAAAAGACGGATTTATAGGTGGTTCAGGAGACGCTTATAAGAAAATGTACCCTAAAGTTGCAGACGCTTTACTCGCTGGAGAAAAAGTAACTATTAAATATTCAAATATAAATCTTGGTGGAGCTGAATTATCTAACAAAAGTTCTTCTGAAATGATAGGTTCTAAAGAAGTTTATGAAAAGATTTCTGAGATTAACGGGAATCTGAAAACACTCAATGCTAAACTAGAGGGGAAAAACATAGTCTAGCTTGGGGGTCTCCCATTAAAATCCAATGTCCAAAATGCAAACAAGACTTATTATATATCCCTGAGACTTCCAAATTTATTTGTGGTAATAAGACCTGCAAAGATTATAATCGCAGGCAATTTGGTGGTAAGATAACGGAAGAAGAATAGGAGAAACAATGGCAAAAAGTAATTGGAAAGCTTATTGGAAATTTATGTTTTCAAAAGCTATTAGAACAGGGTTGCAGTCAGCTATATCTTTATATTTAGCAAACTCAACAGGCATTATCGACGCAGATTTAATGCAACTCTTAGGAGTATCTTTTATGAGTTCTTTTATAACTGTTATGCAACACGCTTTGGAACAATATAAACCAAAAGCAACTTTCGAAGATTAAATGAAAGCAACAGTAAATCTTAATCAAGTACTGCAAGGTGGTCTTGCTGGTTTAGTTGCGTGGTTATTTAAGACCGTAAATGATTTACAACAAGAAGTAGCAACACTAAATGCACAAGTAACAAACGCTAATGAAAGATTAGCTGAGGTTTTAACTGTAATAAGTGGAATATCGGGGGAAATTACAGAGATTATATGGAAGATAGGTGGCTAATGGACGGTTGTTGTAAGAACTGTAACTGCGGTGGCTAGTTTGTGCTTAATAAATTTAATAAAGCTTTTCGTTTATTAGTAGTTCTATTACTAATCTCTCCAGTACCAATAGCTTACGCTGATGAGACGACGGTTACGGAAGATTTTGATAACCAACAGGTTAACGAAGATATTACTTTCGTTTATGGTGGTAGCGATACTGCTGTTACTGCCCAAACTGATTGCGACGCTAGTATGGTTGCTGGGGGAATCCACATTGAAGATATGGATTGTCACGGGTCAGAATACTTTGGTTCAGACAGATATCAACTTGGACTCCGTAGCTCAACAGATTCTCTTACAATTGCGTTCCCTAATTCAAACAGTAAACCAATTACTGAAGTCGGTTTTCTCACTTTAGCCGTTGATGACGCTAATACAGGAACTATTTATTATGATGATTCAACTTCTGCAACCTTTAATATAGTTGCAAATGCTAATGGTAATTCGCAAGTAACTTTAACTGCACCTAGTGGAACTACAATTAATGAAATTGTGATTGCAGGTGCATCAGATAATCTACAAGATTGGTGGTTGTTTGATAATGTCTATTATAAATATACAGCTGTTCCTGTAACTACAACCACAACATCTAGTACCACTACGACAACAACTACTACATCTAGTACTACAACAACAACAACTCTACCAGCACCTGAGCCAGAGCCTGAGCCAGAGCCAGCACCAACTACAACTACAACTATTCCTGTTGTGATCGTTGAGATAGGTGGAGAAGAAGTAGAATACACACAAACAGAAGTAAATGATGGAACAGTTGAAAGAGATCAAGAAAGATTAGATAATTTAGAAGAATATGGATGCGAATTAACAAATGCCCAGATAGAAAGAGGAGATTGTGATGTTGAAATCTATGAAGAAGATCTATATGAAGAAGAATTTAGTGAAGAAGAACAGGGAGTTCTTGATGACAGCATTATCATATTTGAAATTTCAGATGAAAATGAGCTTGAAGAATTGGAATTTGAGGATCTTAATGAGGAAGAAATTGAAGATCTGGAAAAACAAATGGAGATTGATGATAAAGAATTGGAATTATTGGAGGGATCAGAAGAAATCTTAGAGGATTTAGGGTTGATTTTAACAGATGAGGAATATGAAGATCTAACAGAAGAAGAGATTATAGAATTTGAAAAAAACTTAGAAGAGTTTATTGAAGTAGTCTTAGAAATTGAAGAATACATAGATGATTTTGAAGATTTTGAGACAATAGAAATTATAATTGAAGAGGAAATAGATTTAATAGATATATTTATT